TTAGCATTTACCGCAAACTACTACCAACATGCTACATATATCGCCATTGTCATATTTGAATAAGCGATAAGCGAGTGTGGCTCGCCATTGTGAACCACATTTATAGCAACCATTGTCTTTGGTTACTGGTTTGTCTTGGGCATCTACTAATCTCATTAGTAACCCCAAGTAAAAGTACATGTGGCAGTATCACAATTCCACCACATACCATTGATTAGGACTACAAAAAATGCTATTGCTAGTCCAATAGTTATACCTAATAGCAAGCGACCACGAACTGTAAGTTTTGTACCTTGTTCCTGAGCGTCTAATGCCATAAGGCGAAGTGCAATTACTGTGCCAAATAAACCAGCAACAATAAATGAACCAATCATAAACAGCATATACTTACCCTTCTTTTTCTGAACTCGTCAGCATGAGCATTTACTCATGGACACCGCCGAAGCGGTGTTTCGTTCTATTTTAATTTACACAAGCAGTAGTTGCGCCTTTTGTTTCAGCGTTTCGCTTCCGCCATTAACAATTCGTTCTGCACGAAGAACATCTTTGTTTTCGCCACCACGAACTGGTTTTGCCCAATCCTCGTACTCGGCAACTGCGTTGTATGCGGCCCACTTAGTATTGGCTACATTTTGTTGTGTTGGTGCCATCCATAATCCAATAAGTGCTGAGCGAGTATCGTCTGCATAATTCTTTACACGCTGACTAGAATCATCTTTTGGAGTTGGAACCAATTTATCTACAAATTGCTTGAAATCAGAATTGGAGAATGGTTGTGATACCAAGTTTTCCACTTCCTGTTGAAATGCTTCCTGATATTTCCAAACAAGTCCAAGCGTTTCACGAGCCTGCTGAACCTTTGCAGTAGCACTAGCAGTATGGCGAAGTTTAATAGTTGCCTGTGCTTGATCTAACGCCAAGCGAACTGTATTGGTACATACAACACGAACTGGTGTAACTGCTACTGTAAAAGCAGTAGTTCCATCATGTGAGTTTGTAGCCATTATGTAACTATCAACTGTGTCCTGACCGCCAGCCAATTTCATTGTTTCTGGCATTTTCATTGACATAAATACTCGTGCACCATTGTTAAGCGAACCAGCAGTTTCAAATACCGCACCAGACTCATCTGCAATAAGATTTAGAAATTCAAATGCCTCTGAGTTTTGGATAGGTGTATAGCGATTACCAACAACACCAAGGGCGGTTAGACCGGTCTTTGGGTGATTGCGGTAAGTTAAAAATCGGTCAGGCAAAGTAATTGTTTGACCATCAACTGTTGTTGATATGTAATTTTCACTCACCTTGACTACTGAATCAAGTTGAGCAATTTTTAGTGCGTCCTGTGCGGTTTGTGCACCATCGGTTACTGTACCTAGTTTGTGCCAAGCAACCTCTCGGTTTGAAAAGAACGCAGAAGTTCCATCTGCGAACTGTTCTATATTGTGTGCCATGTTTTACCCTTCTTTAGACTAATGATTGGCTCATCAGTATAGGTATTTACCTATAGACCACCCCACGAAAGGTTGGGATGGTTTCGCCATTAAAGATTTCTTAGTGCCTTGCCAAGTTCTATTGATAGCGTTGCCGTAGAGCGATCAAGTTTTCTTTTTAGATCGCTTGCTGGGGTTGGACAACATTCACAATCAACATCACTGGGAAGCGGTTTCATAAATCCAAGACATTTTTTATTGCCACAAATATAGTCGGCAATTCTTGGACTACGATTGTAATGAGCACGCTCGGTGCAAAGTGGGCAAATATATTCGTGCGTCATTTTTGCACCAATTTTAATATTGCATAAGAACCATTCTCGTTTAATTCATCAAGAATTGGTTGTATTCTTGGTGCTAGTAAATCATTGACCATTTCGTTCAGTATTGCATTTCTTTTTTCCGCAGATATTGCCAGCAATTGCATACCGACAACACTTTTTTCATCCACCACAGTTTCTAGTTTTATGGTGTGCTTGATTGATTTCATGCTTTACCCTTCTATGTTCTGATATCAGGCTCATCAGTAGGAGCATTTACTCCTAGACCGCACCGTAGTGCGGTTTCGCCTTAGCCAAGTTTTGGATAATAACCCGTAGCAATATCGTTTTGAATATGTCTAACAACATATGCTGTGGTTATGCACCATTTGGACATATCACGGTGTTGAGTTACCACACCGTTCTCGATAATGTCATAAGTTAAATCGTTGTTTGCACGAATAACAAATGAACCATCATTATTAGACCAAGTAGCGAACTTGTTATCTGTATCTATATGTTTAAGCATTTTTACCCTTCGTATCTGACCTCGTCAGTAGTGGCATTTACCACTAGACCCTGCCGTAGCAGGGTTTCGGTCTATTTGGTAGTTGTTTTCTTACCAGTTACTACATTGACTAATTTTACACCGCTACCAAAAGCGGCTGTCATTTCGTAGTGATTTTCTAACGCCATTTCTGCTTCTATCATTTTTCTAAAAGCAGGATTTTGCATTAAGCGTTCTAGTCTTTCTTTTGAAGTTTCCATATTTATTTACCACCAACACGCTTCAAAACAAATATTGGACTTTTTGGCATTGGTTTTTCAACCCATCCATTTTTCTTTGTCCAGCGTAATTGTGGAGTCATATCTTTTGGATCAATTTCTACCCATTCGTATTTTTGTTGTTTCATTTTTTACCCTTTCGTTTGCAGATGATAGGCTCATCAGTTAGTGTGTAACACTAAGACACATAAGCAACTACAACCGCTTATGTGTTTCGCCTTTAATATTTGAAAGTTAAGATAATTTCACCTGTAGATTAGTTACGATACAGTGCGTTTGCCACATCCGATTTACGGAGTTAAGTGGCTAGTAGTTTGACTACGGACGTTGTACCAGACCCTACCTGTCCTGCCTTGGTTATCTATCTTCTATATATAGTTTTCAATGTACCTTTTGTTGGTACTACTATACACCTTCAGGCTGTAAAATGTACAACCTGGTATAACTTTTTTGTTATTTCCTCTCTATCCACCCATAGATCGGGGTTACCGACTAGTTCTACGACCGCTACCAGACGATTAGAGAGGCGAACTGGGTCGGGGTGGTGGTTTTATATGGGCGGATTTGATACCCCCTTAGAATCGCGGCTAGCCAGTTGGTTGGGAATCCTTTGGGTGGCGGTATTGTTATTGACTTGACTAGGAGTATTCTTCCCTTATGGCCAGTTCAGGTAAAGCAACCGTTACAATAACTCTAGGTGAGTTACAAATTTGGTTATCGCAAGATGGTGCATATCCAGACCAGATAACTGATTTGTGTAATCGTGCTGCCGTATTATTTGGAACTTCTTTAGCACAAGTTAAAGCCACTGGAATCAATGTTATGTCGCCAGATGGTGAAGAAGATGAAGATGATGATGAAGACGAGATTGTATAGACAAAAAAAATGAACCCCTACCAAAGTAGGGGCTTTTTTATTTCTATTCTAAACTGGTTGCTAACTCTCCAGCACCAGCGATATATGCAATTGCATCAATATAGTTATCCGTGTGCGTTGAATCATTAGCAATTCTAGATATTTTTACCATAGCCATCATGACGGCTACCATTTCAGGAGTTACTGGTTGTTCAAGTTGTAGTAACTCGCCCCACATAACACCAATTCTTCTATGATTATCCCAAAAGTCGCCATAAGTTTCCTGACGTGCATCAGTTAATAAGCAACTGGCTTCGGCTAACAAATCGTTAATTTCCATTTTAATCCAGCCAAACTTTGTAAGCGGCTGTTACTCTGCCTTTAACTGGGTCGATAAAGTGTAATCTTTGTGATGGGGTTGCGCTTGCTGCCAACATAACACCAGCATAGCGATTATCCGATTCCGTACTTCCTGTTTGATAGACACTTCCTTGTCCATTGGCCATAGGCCACTCAGCGTGGGTGTGGTAGTGACCAATATAGACATCTCTGAAATCCCAATCGTATGCGCCTGATCTCCACCGATTGACATGTTGCACAATTGCTTGCGGACTCGCATATCCATTCCGCCCAACTTCGTCACCATGAATAAGGAGTGCTTTGTAGTTTCCAATTTGGATTCTTTGAATATCGTCTGGACACTCCTGCCATGTAAGTCTTTTTTCGCCAGCAAGTAATTGTCTGGCAAGTTCGTAGCACATTCGGTCAAAGTTATCGCTTCTGGGTACATTATCACGCTTAGAACCTATCCGACCATGGTTACCCCACTCAGGAACGACACTCACTTTTTCATAGTTTTCTAGTGCATATCGAACTACATCTACACATAATCTAGATACTGTGACATATTGTTCAAATAGTGTGGCATCAATTTCAAAAACTTGATTTGGAAAGTTAAATAGACCTTCTACCATATCGCCACCAAACATGATAGTTAGTTCTCTTACTGGGTGGTCAGCCCTTTGAATGTCTGTAATACGAACTGCTTTTTCTGCAAAACTCATAACACGCTCACGCATAACATTGGAGTTATATGTGGTGGTTTTCTTGGCGCCTTGCCAATCAGTTAAATGCCATAGTGCAACTTCTGATTTGGTATTTCGTTTATCAACATCAGGTTTGGTTATTGGCGGAAAATGACCTAATGCTAATACTGCATCATGCGAAGCCTGAATAGTTGCTTCAACTAAATCTTCTGTTCTTTGTTTGGCTTGTTGTAGTTGCTTCTGCGTTCGTTGTAATGCTTTACGCAATTCTTGTATCTCTGGATCCGCTTCCTTGTCCAGATTTTCTAAATCTTTATCGAGCGACACCAGTACACCTGCCTCGCCTGTGTCGCCCAATAGTACTATCGCTAATAGGATAATCGTTGGCGGTCAATACCGCAGATATAGCGGTATGAGTAATGTTTTTATTGTCCAACCTTTGCTGTAATGCTTCGCGTTCTTTGTCTGACAAATCTTTTAATAAAGTGCAGACAGTACACCACGCTCTTACAGAGGTAGGGAAATTGCTCTCGTTACCGAGGTCTTCCAGCAATCCCATGGACTACTTTTTCTTTGTCTTCCGTCTATCCGCTTTAGCCAATTTGGTTAATTGGACATCTGCGACATCTGCAATCATGCCAAACGAAACATCATTAGGGTTAATTGCGCGAATTGCTGGACCAACTACTGCAATTAGTCCTGCTAAAAGTAAATCTTGTAGGTCGGTTTGACCTAAGCCATAAGCGGTTGATACTGCTACCACAAATGAACGAGCATATGAGGCAAGTGCTGCTTTCATTTTTGTATTCATCTTTTCTCCTTCGTTAAGGGCGAGCCACAGCCATAACAGTAGCATACGAGCGTTTTTTCTCATATACGCCACCGCCATTAGATTGTGAACCTTTATTGCTTGGTGATGTATTACCTTCAATAGTTCTTAATGCTTGTAGTCTTTTCATGTTCTTAGCAACAATACCGACATGATCGGGTTCGGCATCAGTATCAAATTGGAAGAAAACTATGTCGCCTTCTTGGGCATCTCCAATTGAAACTAACTTGTTGTGTTTAGTAAACCATTTTAAGCCAGCATCACAAGAAGCAAATCCTTTTTTGTTCTGAGCGGCAACTTTACCTACTAGCCCTGCTTGGTCATAACACCAAGATACAAATATTGCACACCAAGGCTGATTGTTTAATCCGTACCATTGGCCATATTTTGTGTTGTTATCGCCAGTTTCTTCATAATTTAACTGAGATACTGCTTTATCAAGAACTAATTGACTCATCTGGTTCGCTCTCCTTTACCTTAGGCTTAGATTTTAGACCATTGGCGCTTAGAATACCAGCAAGCGTTCCAGTTAAAAATACACATAAAGTAGATACTAAATCAATAGCGGCTTTATCGTTAGGTGCTTGCTCTCCAAGCGGTTGTGTGATAAACAAAAAAGCATACAGTAATGAAAATACTGAGCCAGCAAATACTAGTGCTAGAATAATTCCAATACTTACTATTAGTCTTGCATGTAATTCTTCAGGGGTTAGTCGTTGGCGTTTCATCATATCCTTCTGGTAGCATGTCTTTGGTGCATTGTGAATTGGCGTAGCATTGAGGCGGATTACACTCCGCTTTTTTCCAATTTTCAAATTCTTGACAAGGGTAGCGTGTCCAGCCTTGATAACCACAACTAGTTAAAGTTAAGCAAGATAAAATTAACAAGAATACTTTACTTCGCATTTTTATCCGTTACGATAAGAAAGTAAATTTGATCTACTCTGGTTTCCAATCTTTGGACTTTAGAATCAATATTAGTAATTTGGTCCTTTACACTAGAGCCGCCATTGGGTTTAAGTTCGCTAAGATAATCACGAACCATAGCCTTGGTGGTAAATCTGTGTACTGCCCAGATAGATGCTAGTATGGCTAGTCCGCCAGAAGCAAGAGTAGCCCAATCGGATATAGACATTTCATTAAACCCTTTCGGTTATGGCGGTGTATAAGTAGATTGATTAAGTTTGTGCCAACTAGTTCCATTGTAATAAACCAATTGACCTAAATCTGTTGCAAAGTATAAATCGCCTTCTCTTGGATTAGTTGGCGCATCGGTAGAAAAATCCAATGAAGGACAATTAAATCTAAAAGCAGTTTCTAATGATCTAATTCTTCTGTCTAAATCCCAGAACATCTCAGATACAACTGGTGGTAAGTTAATATATGGCATAAGTTCCTATGTTGGGTCGGTCAAAGTTAATGTTACGCGCTCAGGACCATCTTCTCCGGGTTGAACACTAATTGCAACTATTCTAAATACCTGTGCTAGTCCATATCCGCTACCATTGTTTGGAAATCTATCGTCTGTTATTCTAAGTAAGCACTCATCACCAGTTTTGTATGAACCTAGAACTGGAGAAGCATAAGCAGGAACTACAATTTTTGGTGTAACAATTGGTACTTGTTTGGCGGTAACTTCGCCGAGTGTTTGTTCGTATAAAATGTTAGGGTCATATTGGTCAGTATAAGAAACCGTGTCTTCCAATAGTGGATAACCTGCCGCAATTTGATCTATTGGTGAAGTTGCAGTAGCACGAATCTTGGCTTCATTGGATTGTGGACCAATTCCATACATGGTATTTGTTGTGATGGAACCATCATCTGGCCACTCATAAACAACTATATTGCCAGGAAACTCAAAAACTAATGCCGCTGGGTCTGTGGACACATATGGAGTTCCTCGTTGCGGATATGCGGTCTGAGCATATTTTCTAGGTTCCAAGTTTGCGTCATAAGCAACATCTATATTAAAGTCAAATCCATCTTGTTGGTTTGACAAATCTTTAATTGCACCCCAAACATCTTTGAACTCATAGTCATAATAGACGCGAGTAACATTTACGCTAGATGTGTTGGAAGGTATAACTATATCAATATCTCCACCAGCAACTTGTTGTGCTAAGTAGAGTAAGTCTTGGGCTATAAATAATTGGTCTTCATTATCATAAACCAGTGCTTGATTATTTGACATTAAGTCGCCAGTAATTCTTCGGCGTTCAAAATACGAGCCAAATTCTCTAGCGGAAAATGTGTAATGCTGTGTGTCACTATCCCAAGTGCGTAGCCAAATAATTCCGCCCCAAATTAACACACCATCACGATCAACATATATCGCAGTTCTTGATGGAATTGTGCTACCTGGAATATCGTAGCCTTGCTCGTTGGCATCAGAACCTAAAATGCTTCCGCTAAAACTACCAGGAGTATTTAACGATTGTGTGAAATTAACATTTGTTAATGGAATCTCAGCAAGAATATCGTTAGTAACTAAGTCGGCAAATAGATACCTATAATTGGTTGCCATCTTGCCTCCTTAAATTGGCAGTCGTTCCGCCTCGTCTATATGGTCGTCAATAGAACGAGTTGGTTCTGATAAACAATCACCATCTTGAAATGCTTTAGCCAGCGATGGCTTTGGCTTCATCTTCTGTTAATCCAAGTGCAGCAAGTTTAGCAAGTGCAGATGCTTTAGCCTCAGCCTTGGCTGCTTCTTCTGCATCACGAACTGCTTTATCTGCTTCTGCTTGTGCTTTCATTTGGTCAAGTTCTGCAATCTCGGCAGCAGTAAGTTCAATGACTTTCTGCTCTCCTGTTGCACAATCAACCTCTATGCGTGTTAGTTTTGCCATTTGTTTCTCCTTTGTTATGCGTTGGATATGCCGTATAGATAAAATCCTGAACCCGATACAAAATTTGCTGCACCTTCAGCAACGATTACAATAGATGTTATAGCATTTGTAGAACTTAATCTTTGTCCGAAGAACCCCATATATTGTGTTGAACTATTATTTACTGTTGTTGTATCAAGGCTGGCAACTTTATTAAGTACGGTAGAAGTATAATCAGGAATAT